AAATTCAAGCCTGAAGAAATTGCCCTTTATGCCCACAATCCCCAAAAAATTGCAAACAGAATTTACTCTAACAAAATGGGAAACAGAGATGAAGCAAGTGGAGATGGGTATCGTTTTAGAGGAAGAGGTTGTATCCAATTGACTGGACATGATAATTATTGGCACTTTGGTCAATCTATCAAGCAAGACATGGTTGCCCATCCTGATTTGGTAGCCACACCGATGTACGCTGCACTCTCAGCAGGTTGGTTTTGGCAAACACATGGGTGCAATGACCTAGCTGAAACGCAAAATTGGGTAGGATTGACCAAGCGCATCAATGGTGGAACAATTGGTCTAGATGAGAGAATTTCTTTAACTAAACGTGCGTTAGACGTACTAGGAGCTTAACATGGCAACCCATTTTAAATACACCAAAGGCGAAACCAAACAAGAGATGGACAAGCACTTTGTCATCAAAAAAGATTGGGAAAAAGAGCGTGAACATGTGATGAAATTGGAAAAGGAACTCAAAAAGCATGAAAAAACAGACATTTCTCGTGCCCATCCAATGCACTCACATGATGGCGGTATGCGTCAACCTTCAGCCGGTATTCCTGCCTTGCGTAAAGGCTAAATACAGGTCGGTCAATGGCACGTTTGGAGGCCATTGATCACTTACACACAAGATATGTAGCGTCTTGATGTGGGCATGACACCAAGTGTCGATGCGTTCTTCCTTGTTCAACTCATGACCTTGGTCTATTTCATGATGGCATGATTGGCATAAAGCAGCGATGTAGTTATCGCTTGCTTTAATGCCTCTACCCTTTCCGCCATGCCAATTACTGTGCGCTGCTTGGGCTAGATGGAAACCACACCGCTGACAACTTAGGGTAGATACTAATCGGAGTAGGTTCTTGTTCCGCACATATTGATTCTTCGGAAATGCCCTCAATGGTGGTGAATCTGTGTCTGTTTTGGCATTCATATCTTCTTCTTCTAGTATTGTTGTCGTTGACTCTAGACTCAATTGTTCTTGTTTTGGCATCGCAAACTGGACATTTCATTCATGACTCCTGATGGCTAGACGTTCTGAGGCTTCTCTTGTGCGCCAAATTTGGATTGATAGGTCCGCAGATTGGAGTTGTAGTTTAAGCGTTTCCTCGAACTCTACGGCCTTTGCTAACGCATAAATCAGCTTTCCATAGGCTTCACTACTCAATGCCTCACGTTCTTGCGCTACGGCCTGTTTAAAGCCGTTTTGGAAGGCTTCTGTCATCAAGAATGCTTTGGTTGCTTTTAACTCCAACTCAACCTTAACCCTCATGGCTTTGGCTTGTGCATAAAGAGAGGCATTATTGTAGATAAATTCAGCGTTTTGTTCAGGAGTCATGGTTCACCATTAAGTAAGCTAACCAAATACAAATCATTACCAAGCCAGCACTCATGCAAGCACAAATTAAGGAAATGATGGTAATCACAAAGGTTAACAGGGTCATTCTTGTCCCCTTGCTCGGATTGAGTTTGCAGCAAATTCATATTCTTTAAATCCAGCAATGTTTAATACTGTTTGAGCACATTCCTCACGTTCTTTTTCTGCTATCAGTCTAGCAAACTGTTCTAGTTTATCTAGCCACATTAACTCACCTCCAACATAGTCGTAAGGTAAATTTGCTTGATTAGCCATTTCTATGATTTCTTCTTTAGTCATTCTGCCTCCCTAATCATTATTTCTACAAAAGGTTCACCATAAACCTTGGTTGCGTGTAAATCCACAATTTGTGTGTCATCATCGTAAACAATGCCATTCATGGCATCTAAATAGGCTTTAATGATGTTGTCAATGTCAGGCTTTTTAGAAGGCCTTTCTGCGCCTATTAAACAAGCCTCTCTGCGCTTTTTAGGATACGACTTAGGCACAGGCATGGAAATGTAAATAAATGCTTCTAAATCGGTTTTAAACGGTTCTGATGCCCCCATCGCACGTTTAGCCTTGTCAACAATGAAATCTTCATATTCAAGTGTTGATTTGGGTGTGTAGGTAGAAACAAAGTTTCCCCTTCTTGCGAATCTGGGCCTTCCCTTCCCTTTAGGTAGCCCTTCAACTTTAAACATGACGATCAGCATTGAGTTCCTTAATTCTTTGGGCAATGAGTTTGCCTATTCCATGAAAAGCAGGTTCTTGTTCCATTAGCTTAACTTGTTGACGAACATAGTCAAGCCATGCAGGTTTAATGGCTAATTTGGCATAGTGATCGACAATCAGTTCAATCTTCACTTAGGATATTCCATGCTGTTGCCGCACAAAGTGGGACTTGTCCATTTCCAATGGCTTTAAGTCTGTCCACTCTAGAGGCCATCCCATCAGCCACTCTGTCCAAGTTGGGTTCAGCTTGCCACCATTGTGCAGACCCGAAACTTGTTCCCCAAGATTTCCTTTTCCCCTGTCTCTCAATGCGTGTCTTGAATCTTGAGCTTTTGGAGTTCCCCAAACATGAGTAAATCCAGATTCTTTCGCGTCTATGGTTTGCACCAATGTCGGCAGCAGATATAACTCCCCACCTACTGTCATACCCCATTGCGGTAAAGTCTGCAAGGACTCGTTCAAGTCCTCTAGTAACGAGCATTGGACTGTTCTCCACAAATGTGTATTTGGGTCGTATTTCGCCAATAATCCTTGCCATTTCTCGCCACATTCCTGATCGTTCTCCATCAAGTCCATCTCCGTTTCCTGCAACTGAGATATCCTGGCATGGAAATCCTCCCGATATAACGTCAACAATTCCTCTCCAAGGTTTTCCATCAAAGGTTTGAACGTCATCCCAAATCGGGAAAGGCGGGAGAAGTCCGTCATTTTGTCGGGCGCACAATACGCTTGCTGGGTATGGTTCCCATTCGACTGCACAGACTGTTCGCCATCCAAGCAAATGTCCCCCAAGTATTCCTCCACCAGCGCCTGCGAATAAAGCCAACTCATTCATTTGCCCCCCTTTAACATCTTAAATTTAGCCTTAACATCATCAGGCATTGATACTGCTTTCAAAGCATCTTCTTCTAGCTTAACAAGAACAGGATCACGTTCTGAGCTTGATGGGACTGTCTGATGAACAATGTCAGCTTTGTTAGCAACCCATTCAGCTTTAAATGTTGTCCATCCTCTTGAGCAACATTCTTTGATGGCATCTTCTAAACTGATTTTTGCCTTATCTGCTTCTTTTTGAATAGAGTTAAGCAAGGTTTGAGTTAAGGGTTTGTTTTTGGCTTTCAGAACTTTTTCAAAATCCATATATATATGGTTATTGGTTATTGGTTCTTGGTTATTGGTTGCATCAAGTACCCTTGATGTACCCATCATGTACCCATCATGTGACCTTAAAGTGTCTAAATATTCCTCTAATTTACCCTCATTAAAGTAATGAATGTACCTAGATTTGTTTACTAAATGTTTCAAATTTGGGTTATCTCTGATAAAACTTCCAAAAGAAGAAATACCTTGATGTTCCCTAAATTTCTTAATTTCCTCATCTGCTCTTGGATGAATATATCCATCTGGTGTATCTCGAAAGAATTCATCTAAAACAGATAGCACTTCCTGTTCGTAATCTTTCATACGAATTTGTCGAGCAATTGTTCTTTGTTTTATTGGTGCTTCATGCAGGTAATAATGGTCTAGCAACCTGCGAAAAGCTATGTCTTCAATCACAGTTAAGTGATGGGTATGGGATTGATAATCCCCAATATGGAAATTGTAGTAGTGCATATAACCTTACGTTCTTGGTTGACGTTACTGAAAAAACATTGGCAGGACGGTAACGAATCGTCTTTTCGGGAGCTACCCTAGCCATGTCTTAAACAATTTTACCTGTAAAGAAACCATTCAGGATGTAAAGATTGCATTTGCCAAATTCTTGCCTGGGGAGGTATTTCACCCCACTGAGAAATAGCAGCTTTAGAAATACCCAATATTTTGGCTAGTTCTGTAACTGATCCTGCAAACTGTATAGCTTCTTTTTTGGTAATCATGCTTAAATTATACTGGTAATGCAGATTTACAACAATTAAGTTAACTAAATACAACATTAGGGGAACTACTTAACAAAAAGCATTGACTGGTAGTTAATCTAGCTTAAAATAAGCATCAATCCACAACACATCGTAGTGGTCTTTTAAGGAAGCAAGTATGACAAAGCAAGAAGCCAATTTGATCTTAGATCAAGTCAAAGTGGGTATACAACACCCAATACTCCTAATCAATCTAGCATTGACCATTACAGGGGACTTAACATGAAATTCCACAGAACAATCAACGAAGCCTTTCCCAAAACAATGGAGTATGGATGCTCTATTGAGAAACCAAGATTAACTCGTTCAGAGAGAGTGTTAACAGTTGTTTACGCTTTAGCTGCCTTGGTTGTGATGTTTGACCTTTTCTTTTGGAGGCCATGATGACTAGATTTGAACACATACAAAAATCATGTAATGAAGCATTGGAAAAATACAAAATTGCTGATGAACTTAACTTCCAAGTTGGGTATTACAGGGCACAGGTCGCATCACTTTGTATTGACATTGAATGTTTGCATGATGAGATGGAATATTTAGAAAAAGAAATTAAAGAATTAAAAAGGGAATTAGCATGAAACAAATTGCATCAGCATTGGTTAAAGCTCAGAAGGCATTTGGACCAGCTCTCAAGTCTAGCCTTAACCCACATTTCAAAAGCCGTTACGCAGCTCTTGATGCTTGTATTGAAGCCGTTATTGATGGCCTTAACGACAATGGCATCTATTTACTTCAAAAGAACTACGATTGCGACAATGGAGTCATGGTAGAAACCGTATTTGTTCATGAGTCGGGTGAAATGCTTGAATGTGGCATTGTTCACTTTCCAGCAGTTAAGCAAGACCCACAAGGTTACGCATCTGCCTTAACTTATGCAAGACGTTATTCCTTAATGGCAGCTTGTGGCATAGCTCCTGAAGACGATGACGGCAACAGAGCAAGCGCACCCAAGCCTTTTAAATCACAAGTTGACCCCAAGCAAATTGACCATTTAATTGAAAAAATGAGGGCAACAGAGACAAAAGAAGCCTTGGTTGCGAGCTACAAGATAGCCCATGCTGCCTGTTTCCATGAGAAAGATTGGGAAGCCAAGGTTGTTGCAGTTAAGGACGAACTTAAAAAGGCCTACGAATGATTGACTTAAAAGAAGAATACTATTTTGAGTACATGGAGGAGCTGTCTTACAAACGCTATCAGCAAGTGTTAAGAAGATATCCTGATTGTCGTGACCCTGATCATCCTGAATGTGAACTATGTAGAGAGGAAGAAAATGATTGAACAAAGAACAGAAGCATGGCATCTTCAGCGACTTGGTAAGGTAACGGCTAGTCGAGTTGCTGATGTCATAGCCAAGACCAAATCAGGACCAAGCGCAAGCCGTGAGAACTATGCCACCCAATTGGTGTTAGAAAGGCTTACAAACACCGTAGGAGACGCTTATAGCAACGCAGCAATGCAATGGGGTACAGAAACCGAACCAAGCGCTAGAAACGCTTATGAATTGAAAATGGGCACATTTGTACAGGAAGTCGGATTTATTGACCATCCAACCATTGCGATGAGTGGCGCTAGTCCTGACGGCTTTGTTGATGACGGATTGATCGAAATCAAATGTCCAAATAGCACAAATCACCTCGATACATTAGTTAATCAAAAAGTTCCTACTAAATACATTCCACAAATGCAATGGCAAATGGCTTGTACTGGTCGCAAATGGTGTGATTTTGTGAGTTTTGACCCAAGAATGCCTGAAAATCTTCAGTTATTTGTTAAGCGTATTGAGTTTGAGGCACAGTATGTGAAGATGTTAGAACTAGAAATCACAGAGTTTTTAGAAGAAGTTAATCAAAAAGTAATCACATTAAGGAATTTAAATGTCTAAATTAGTCAAAGAAATCAGCGTTATTTCAGGTTCATACACCAATGCCGATGGCATGAAAAAGAACAGATACACAAGAATTGGGTCAATTATTGAGACACAAAACGGTGAAATGCTCAAGTTGGACACCATTCCTTTGGTTGAAGGTGGTTGGAATGGTTGGGCTTACTTGAACGACCCAAAGCCTAAAGATGAGTTTTTGCCAAGGCCACAGATGCAAACTAGACAAACATCAAGGCCAGTTTTTGATGACGATTCAATTCCCTTTTAAGGAAATAGCATGACTAAAGATGAAACATTACAACTTGCATTGGAGGCGTTGGAAATAAATTTAGTTTTTCTGAGGAAAGTAAAACCGTTCAAAGGGCAAGAAGATTTGGCATCCGACTGTGTGGCTATGACAAAAGAAACCATCACTGCCATTAAAAAAGCACTAGAAACAAAAGATGAGCCTGTGGCGTGGGGCATGGAAACAGACGGTCTTATCTATGATGTAATCTGCCCTGCCGAGCACGAGCGTGAAGAAGGTGAATATACAACACCTCTCTATACCACACCACAACGCACATGGGTAGATGTAATGCGTGGAGTTCGTGTTGAAGGTAAAAATGTGGTGATCACGGTTAAATGTGGAAATGATGAAGCACGGTTTTTGTGCAAAGAACTCATTCACGAAATGCAAATGAATAAGGAAATAACATGAATGATGTTGAATTAATAATTTTTGGAGTTTTTATTTCTTTTTTTGTTGCAATCATCAAAGCAATTATTCAAACCCTTGCTGAAAGATGGTCTAAAAAAGAATGGGTTGAATTGACTGATGAGGATAAACAAAAATTAGTTGCAAAGCATCACGATTGGGAAAGTTTATATTTTGCGATTCAAGCCAAGCTGAAGGAGAAAAACACATGAGCGACTTATTTAATATGATGAATTTACCTAGTTTTGGCACTTTGCCTAAGTTTTTGGTCCGCAAAAACGACCCATCGACATCGCATGAGGCAGCGGAGAAGGTTGACACCCAAACGCTTGAAAAAATAGTTTATGAGGTCATCAGAAGCCATCCTGATGGGTGTATTTCTGATGAAGTGCTTGCTCAGTTACATACTTTGCCCTATGGATCGGTAACGGCACGATACGCAGCACTCAAACGCAAAAAGTTAATCTATACAAATGATGAAAAACGCAACGGTAAAGCTGGTCGACCACAGTACGTCATGAAGGCCGTGTAAAAAAGTAGTTGACAAACTTAAATTGTGATATAGTGGAATGGCTACAAAAAGTAGTGTTTTTTGCAAAGAAACAAAGGATTTATCATGGGTTATCCAAAAATGGAAAAAATGCCTAAAGGTGTTATGTCTTCTGATATGACAGGTGACAAAAAGGTAAAAGTGCCTAAAGAGGACAAAGAAACTTTTAAGCCTGGTGTTTCAGGCGAGAAGATTCCCAAAGGCGCATTGTCTAGCGACACAAGTGGTGAGCGTAAGATGCCCATCATGGGTGGTGTTGGCATGGGTAAAGCTGACAGTATCGGAAGTCGTGAATCTAGTCACATGGGCCGTCACGATGGTCGTATGGGCGAAATGAAGGGCATGGTAACTGAGAAGTCAGTCTATGACCACAAGCGCTACGAGCACGATCAAGACAGTATGTAAAAAGCGAAACCCTTCTAAGTGAGCATACCTAGAAGGGCTTCTAATCAAGAAAGTAAGAGGGTACTTCCATGACTGAAAGAGATTGTAAATCATGCAATCATTTCTATGGCAAAGATTTAGGTGTTTGTAGACGATATCCTGTCTACCAAATGCGCCATGAAAATGAAGTGTGTGGAGAGTTTGCAAAGAGAGCAGTTGCCAAGCCTTTGCCCGATTCGAGTGAGTCGGGTGTTTTTTCGCACATGGAACGTCAATTGATGGAATTGCCGGTCTTAGAAGAACCTCCAAAGCGTAGAGGAAGGCCAAAGAAATGATTAAACCACTCAGAGACAAGATTATTGTCAGACCCGAAAGACGCATAAAGTCTGACTTATGGATACAGACCGCAGAGGCGGACACCGTTGGGTACGTTCTAGCAGTTGGCGATGAAGCTGCCGAAGAAGGCTTAAAAGTCGGTGACAAGATTTACTTTGGTACATTAGCCAAAGAATACAAAGACGAATACTTAAAGTTTAAAGATTTGAAAGACGGTGATGAACGCATCATCGTTATGTCATGGCAAGATGTTTGCTTTGTGGAGGAAGTATGAAAGAATTGATTGAAAAGCGCATTCAAGACCTTTTAGTAAAAGGAAAAGAATTAGAGCAACAGTTACAACAAGTAAACGGTGCTTTACAACAATGCCAATGGACCTTAACTGAACTTGAAAAGGGAGAAGAAGATGCCACTAAGTAAAGGAACTTCAGACAAATCACGTCAAAAAAACATCAAGAAAGAGATTGAAGTTGGTAAGCCAATTAAGCAAGCAGTAGCGATTGGTTATGCCAAACAACGTGAAAACATTGCTAAAAAAGGTGGCAAAGCCGAGGCCAAAAAGAAATGAAAAAGCACGACAAGCCCATTCCGCATAAAACAACAGGAAAAGACAAAACGTACAATCCTACCGAAAAGGGTGCAGGAATGACGGCTAAAGGTCGTGCTGAATACAATGCCAAAAATGGAAGCAATCTAAAGCCACCAGCTCCTAATCCCAAGACAGAAAAAGACAAAGGTCGCAAGGCCAGTTTCTGTGCAAGGATGGAGGGAGTTGTTAAAAACGCTAAAGGTCCTGCTGAAAGGGCCAAAGCATCACTAAAGAACTGGAATTGCTAACGCATAACAAAATGATCCAAATCAAGGAAAAGCTAGTATCAGAGCTAATTCCTTATGTAAAAAATAGCAGAACGCATTCTGACGAACAGGTTGCTCAAATCGCTGCAAGCATAAAGGAATTTGGCTGGACTAACCCAATACTAATTGATGGCGAAAACGGCATCATAGCGGGTCATGGACGGCTTATGGCAGCTCGAAAGCTCAAGTACGATAAAGTACCCACAATTGAGCTAAAAGACCTGACAGAGACGCAGAAAAAGGCTTACATCATTGCCGACAATAAACTGGCGTTAAATGCTGGTTGGGACAATGAATTATTAACCATTGAGCTTAATGAGTTAATGGCTGACGGATTCGCTTTAGAAATCTTAGGCTTTGACCCAAATGAGTTAAGCGCATTTCTTGATGTTGAGGTTATAGAAGGCTTAACAGATGAAGATAATGTTCCTGAAGTACCTGAAGAGCCAAAGACTAAGCTAGGTGACATTTATCAACTTGGTAACCACCGCTTAATGTGCGGAGATAGCACAAGTATTGATGCCGTAGATAAGCTGATGCCAAATGAATTGGCAGATTTAGTTTTTACCGATCCACCTTATAACGTAGCTTATAGCGGTCGAGGTGAAAATAATCTTGGCACAATTAAAAATGACGATATGTCTGATGACAAATTTGAGGACTTTTGTCGTAGCTTTTTTGGATGTTATTTTGCCAAAATGAAGGCTTTGGCTTGCATTTATGTATGTCATCCTGATAGCCAATCAGCGCCTAAATTGGCATTTGAAAAGACTTTTGCAGAAC